CTCGGACCCCCCGCCCCGCCCCTGCCTCCAGCCCGAAGCGGCATAGCGTCTGCCAGTCGATGCGCATGCATCTCCGTTTTGCCCGACTGATATGGGGGTGCCACATGGCCGATTCCGCAGCCCCACGTGGGCGCCAGGGCTGGTCTGCACCCGCCAAAAGGGCCTTCCGGGAGGTCCTAGAGACCGCTCCAGGCCTCGAAAAGGCGAAGCTAACGGGCCTATACGGCGCCTGCGACCTCCTGAGCCAGGCCGACGCCATGCAAGCCGTCATCGACGAGCAGGGCTACGTCGTCGCCGGCTCCCAGCAGCAGCCCGTCGCCCACCCGCTCGTCGCCGAGGTCCGCCAGTACCGCAAGCAGGCCCTCGACGTCATCCGCTCGCTCGAGCTGACCGGCCGTACCGCCGCATCCGCCGGCGGAGCCGCCCTCGCGAGCAAGCGCTGGTCGAGCCGGCCGGCCACCGTCACCCCGATCCGGGAAGCGAGCGCCCCCTTCTAGTCCCGAGGAGGGCCGATGCACGCCGTTCTGACGTCCCCGCCCTTCGACCCCTCGGTCAAGACCCTCGGCTACGGCGCCATCGCCTGGATCGAGGCCACACTCTTCCGCCCTGACGGCGTCGAGGAGTACATGCGCCTCACCGCCGAGCAGCGCGACTTCGTCCTGTGGTTCTACGCCCTCGATGACCGCGGCACGTTCCGTTACCGCCGCGCCGTCCTCCGCCGCGCGAAGGGCTGGGGCAAGTCGCCCTTCCTCGGCGCCATCGCCCTCGCCGAGCTCTGCGGCCCGACCCGATTCGGCGGCTGGGACGACGAGGGCTACCCCTTCGGCGTCCGCGAGCCGCTCCCCTGGATCGTCATCGCCGGCGTCTCCGAGGCTCAGACGAAGAACACCCTCGACGCCATCCGCGCCATGGCCGGCGACCAGGCCTTCGTCGACGCCTACGGGGTCGACATCGGCATGACCCGCATCCTCTTGCCCGGCGGCGGCAAGATCGTCCCCGCGACGGCCTCCGCCAGCACGCAGGAGGGCGGCCGCGTCACCTTCGCCATCCTCGACGAGACGCACCACTGGACGCAGTCGAACCGCGGCCACGACCTCGCCGACGTCATCCGCCGCAACCTCGGCAAGATGGACGGTCGGTCGATCGAGACCACCAACGCGCACGAGCCCGGCCGCGACAGCACCGCCGAGAAGTCCTACCTCGACCACCGCGCCATCGTCGAAGGGCGCGCCATCGGCGACGGCATCCTCTACGACTCCCGCGAAGCCCCGTCCGACCTCGACCTCGCCGACGCCGAGCAGGTCATGGCCGGCCTCATCGCCGCCTACGGCGACTCCTACTGGGTCAACCTCGAGCGCATCCTCGCCGAGGTCTACGACCCCGGCACGACGGCGGAAGAGTCCCGCCGCTTCTACCTCAACCAGATCGTCGCCGCAGCCGACTCCTGGCTCGCGCCCGCCGAGTGGCACAAGAACCGCCGCGACGACCTCGCGCCGCTGCGCCACGGCACCCCCGGCTCGAAGCACGCTAAGGGCGACCTCGTCACCCTCGGCTTCGACGGAGCCCTCACCGACGACTCGACCGCGCTGGTCGCGTGCCGCGTCGACGACGGTGCCGCCTTCCTCCTCGCCATCTGGGAGAAGCCGGAAGGCCCGAAGGGCCAGGGCTGGGAGGTCCCGAAGGACCAGGTCCGCGACGCCGTCGCGCACGCCTTCGCCACGCTCGACGTCTCCGCCTTCTTCGCCGACGTCGCCTACTGGGAGACGGACGTCGACGCCTGGCGCGACGAGCACGCCGAGCGCCTCCTCGTGAAGGCCACGACCAAGCATGCCGTCGGCTACGACATGCGCGCCCACCAGATGGAGACCGTGCGCGGCGTCGAGACGCTCCACCGCGCGATCGTCGACGGCGACCAGCCCTGGGGCCCCCACGACCTGCTCGCGGGTCCGGGCGCCGGATCCGTCCAGGCGCACGACGTCCTCACCCGCCACGTCCTCAACGCCCGCCGCCGCCCCAACCGCTGGGGCGTCAGCTTCGGCAAGGAGACCCGCGAGTCCCCGCTCAAGGTCGACGCGCTTGCCTCACTCATCCTCGCCCGCATGGCCCGCTCCCGCGTCCTCGCGGACGGGGGCCTCGCCAAGCGCCGCAAGCCGAAGGGCCGCGCCGTGGGCTTCTGACCCGCCCCTGGAGGCCCCATGCCGACCATCGACGCTGCCCTGGCGGCTCGTCTCGACGACGAGCTCGCCGCCGACCTCGAGCCCGTCTCCGGCCGGCTCGGCAAGGTCCGGCGCTACCTTGCCGGCGACCACGACCTGCCCTACATGCCCCGCGGGGCGAAGGCCGAGTACCGCCACCTCGCCAAGCGCGCGATCACGAACTGGACGCCGCTGCTCAGCGACACCTACTCGCACGGCCTCTTCGTCGACGGCTACCGCCCAGCTCGCGCCGGAGACAACGCGACCGCCTGGAGCTACTGGCAGGCCAACGGCCTCGACGCCCGGCAGAACATCGCCCACCGTGGCGCGCTCGAGTTCGGCACCAGCTACGCCCTCGTACTGCCCGGCAGCGTCCAGGAGAAGCGCGTGCCGTACTTCCGGCCGCTCTCACCCCTCCGCTCGGCGGCCTGGTTCCAGGACCCGGACGATGAGTTCCCTGAACTCGCCATGCGGCACAAGGGAACGACCGTCGACGGCGCCCGCCTCCTCGAGGTCTTCGACGCCGACAGTGTCTACACCTTCGCGAAGCCGAAGGGCGACGACGCCAAGTGGCTTCTCTCCGCAAGCGAATCTCATGGCCTGGGCGTCACGCCCTTCGTCCGCTTCCGCGACCGACTCGACGGCGAAGCCACGGGCATCATCCGCCCGATCCTCAACCTTCAGGACCGCATCAACGAGGTCGTCTTCTCGACCCTCATGGCGCTCCAGTACGCCAGCTTCCGGCAGCGTTGGGCGACCGGCCTGGCGATCCCCGAGGACGACGCCGGCAACCCCGTTGAGCCCTTCAACGCGGCCGTCGACCGCCTCTGGGTTTCTGAGGACCCCGAGGCTCGCTTCGGCGACTTCGCGCAGACCGAGATGTCCGGCCATCTGCGCCTCTATGACGCGTCCGTCGGAACCCTGGCGGCCGTCTCGCAGGTCAGTCCGACCGTAATGATGGGCGATCTCGTCAACATCAGCGCCGACGCCCTCGCCGCCATCCAGGACTCGACCCAGCGCAAGATCGGCGAGTACGAGACCAACTTCGGCGAGTCGTGGGAGTCCGGCTTCCGCCTCGCCTCGAAGGCAGCCGGCGACTCCGCCGGCGCAGCCGACCTCGCGGCGCAGGTCCGCTGGCGCGACACCGAGGCCCGCTCCCTCGCGGCCACGGTCGATGCGCTCGGCAAGATCGCCACGATGCTTTCCGTGCCCGTCGAGGCCCTCTGGGAGCGCATCCCCGGCGTCACCGACGGCGACATCACTCACTGGACCGCGCTGCGCGAGGCCAACCCCGACCCGATGACGGCGCTCCTCCTGGAGTCGCAGCGTCAGGTGTCGCCGGACGCACCCGCCGCTGAGTAGCGCCCAGGAGGCCCCGTGACGACGCAGGACGCCCTCGCGCGCAAGCACATGCAGCAGCAGGTCCGCGACGTCGCCCGCCTCCAGGTCATCCTCGGCGAGCTCTGGGACCGGACGCTGGACCCCGCCGACATCGACGGGTCCTTCGCCCGGTTCCAGGCTCAGGCGTCGGCCGTCATCAAGGCGGGCCGCCGCTCGGGCGAGCTTTCCGCGCAGGAGTATTACGACGCCGCCAAGGTGCTCGCCGGCTACGACAAGCCCGCACCCGACGTCGAGTTCCAGCCCACCGAGACGCGCGCCAACCGCGCCGCACTGCACGCCACGAGCGTCGCCAACGCCAAGGCCGCCATCGCGCGCGGCACGCCAGCCGACCAGGCCCTAGTCGCCGCCAAGGCCGCCATGCTGCGCTCCGCCAAGCGCCGCATCCTCGAAGCCCCTCGACGACGACTCATCCGGCTCGCCAACGACGACGGCGATTCTCGAGGGTGGGCGCGCGTCAGCGACGGCAAGCCATGCCACTGGTGCGCCATGCTCCTGAGCCGCGGCCCCGTCTACACACAGACGACGGTGCACTTCGACGCCCACGACGGCTGCGGCTGCTCCGCCAAGCCCGTCTTCAAGAACGACTCGACGGGCGGCTGGGACCCCGGCTCACGCCGGCTCAGCGACCTCTACAAGGCGTCTTCCGCGAAGTCCACGGGCTTCTGGCGCCAGGACTACGCCTTCGCCCTCGCCCACCCCGAGCTGTCCCTCGACGAGCTCCGCGCCGCTTTCGACGAGCGGCACGCCGCGTACTTCGCGGCCCGAAAGCCCTAGGAGGCCCGCATGACCGTATGGAAGAGCGTCGGCCGCAGCCGCTACAAGGGCGACACGAACGGCGTCGAGCAGTTCCTCCAGGAACACGCGGCCAGCCGCATCCTCGACCTCATCGAGATCGTCGCCCGCCAGCCCGGCTGCCGCCGCATGACCGTCAACGAAGGCCGCCGCACGCGGCCTCGGCAGGACGACCTCTGGCGGCGCTACAAGAACGGCACCGGCTACCTCGCGGCCGTGCCCTACACCTCGCGCCACGACGAGGAGCGCCACGGTAACGCCGCCGACCTCGGCGGCCCTGACGGTGAGGCCCTCAACCTCGCCGAGCGCGCGGCCATCAGCCGCCTCGGCCCGGCCCTCGGCGTCCACTTCACCGGCCTCTCCTTCGGCGAGCCCTGGCACGTCGAGGCCGACGAGACCCCCTACACCCGCCGCTACGGCACGGCCGCTCCCGCGGGTGCCGTCCTCACCCCGCTCCCGCAGGAGGATCCCATGTTCTCTCTCGTCCCCGACGCTCAGTCGGCCGACATCTACGTCGTCTCCCTCGTGACCGGCAAGCGCCTCAAGGTCGGCTCCGCCGCCCACGTGAAGCTCCTGAAGCGCCTGAAGCAGAACGACGGCACCGACGAGATGTTCATCCAGGAGCTCGAGACCTGCCGCCAGTACCTGACGCAGATCGCCTAGCCCCACCCCACCAACTCAGCCCCGGCAGGTCCGGGGCTTCTTCGTTCCCAGGAGGAACAACACATGACCGACAGCACCGACCAGACGAAGCCCTGGGGCGACGACTTCGACGAGGCGAAGGCCTGGACGCTCGTCCAGAACCTCCGCAACGACAAGAAGACCCTGCAGGCCGACCTCACGACCGAGCGCCAGGCGCGCACGGACGCCGAGACGAAGGCCGCCGCGGGCGACTCCGAGAAGGACCGCGCCGACAAGGCCGAGCGGGCCCTCTGGGTCGAGCGAGCGCTGCGCAAGCACCCCGCCGTCTCCGACGACTTCGTCGACTTCCTCTCCGGCGACACCGAGGAGGAGATCCTCGCCAAGGCCGAGCGCCTGGCGTCCGTCGGTCAGCCGAAGGCCCCCGCTGACGCGCCCAAGCTGGACGCCGACGCCAAGCCCGAGGCCCAGAAGCCCGAGGAGCCGGCCAAGCCGGAGCTCCCCGGCAAGCCGTCGCCCAGCCTCACCCTCACCCCTGGACACGGCGGCGACAGCCCCGCGCCCTTCGATCCTGCTGCGATCGCCGCCAAGGCGCGCAACTAGCCCCCTCCTGAAAGGACCGGCCACATGCCGAATTCCCTCTACACCCCGGCGCAGGTCGCCGCCGTCGCCGCTGAGCTGGCGAAGGAAGACTCCGTCCTCACCTCACTCATCTCGCGCAACTTCGACGCCGACATCGCCACCGCGGTCGGCAAGACCGTCGACGTCCGCGTCGGGCCGGCCCTGATCGCCCGCGATCGCGACATCGACGAGACCCAGGCCGCCGTGGTCATGGACGACCTGGCCGAGACCACCGTGCCCGTGAGCCTGACCACGCATGCCTACAGCGCCGTCGGCCTCTCGGAGGGCGACGTCACCCTTCGCATCGAGGACTTCTCGTCGCAGGTGCTCGCCCCACAGGTCGAGGCCGTCGTCGACAAGCTCGAGCACCTGGTCGCCGAGAAGCTGCGCGCGGTGCCGCTCGACACCTCGATCGCGTACGACTCGACTAACCCGGTCGCAGCGTTCACGCGGATCCGCGCCACGCTCCGGCAGCGGAACGTCCCGGCCGGCGGTCTCGTCGCCGTCGTGGGAACCGCGGTCTACGCCGACCTCCTCGACTCGAAGGCGATCACCGACGCTAGCCAGTCGGACTCGCCGGCAGCCCTCCGCGAAGCGCAGGTCGGGCTCGTCCGCGGCTTCACCGTCGTCGAGTCGACTCGCCTCGAGGAGGACGAGATCGTCGCGTTCCACAAGTCGGCCTTCACCCTGGCGGTACGGGCGCCGAAGGTTCCCGAGGGCGCCTCGTTCGGCGAGACGGTCAGCGCGAGCGGCTACGCCCTCCGCTACCTGCGTGACTACGACGCCAAGTACACCCTCGACCGCTCCATCGTCTCGATCTTCGCCGGCGTCACGGCCATGCCGCTCTTCCGCGTCGAGCGCGACTACGAGCTCGGCACGGCGAAGGTCACCAAGGTGCCGAACGGCGCCGCCATCCGCATCTCGACCAGCGACGCCGAGCCCGCCGGCGCGTAGCCGACTGAGGAGGGTGCCGCTCACCCCGTCACCCTTCTCACCGCCTACCGAGAGGAGACCGAGTGCCTAACCAGCTACCCCCACCGGTCGCCGAGCTCGAGCGTCGTCTGCGCGTCCCGGAAGGCTCCCTCGAAGAGGAAGACCTCGCCGGAGCGGAGGCAGCCCTGGAGGACGCGACCGCCCTCGTCCTCGCAGAGGTCGCCACCGCCAAGGCCGCGGCCTGGCGCTCGGCGGCCCCTGACGTCGTGCACCTCGTCGTCCTCAAGGCTGCCCGCCGCGAGTACGAGAACCCGCAGGGCATCGCCCAGGAGACGTACGGCGAGCACACCGTCGGCAACACGGAGACGTCCGGGGTCTACCTGACCGCCCGCGAGATCGCGCAGGTCCGCCGTGCCGCGACCGGTCGCTCCGGTGGCTTCGTCGGCACCATCCGCACGCCGAGCGCGTACGGGGACGGAGACACGACGTGACTCAGCCCCCCGCACCCCGCAGCGCCGTCATCGACGGCGTCGTCCACCTCGTCTCCGTCGACGCCCTCACCGGCGTCGTCGGCGAGGCCCTGCCCTGGGTCGAAGAGGAGGACGTGCCTTGAGCCTTGCCCGGCCCACCCGGGCGCGGCCCGTCTACCGGCTGCGCCCGGCCACGTCTGTCGACTACGACGGCGACACCGTCGAGTCCTGGGACACGCCCACGCGCGATCGGCTCCGCGGAGCGGTCGTCCAGGACGTCACCTCTACCGAGAAGGACGGCGTCGTCCGCCGACTCACCGAGTCCGAGCGGCTCCTCCTCGTCCCCGGCCGCGCCGACCTCCACCGCGACGACCGCGTCGAGGTTGGCGGCGAGGTCTGGCGCGTTGACGGCGACCCCGTCACGCGCCGGAGCGAGTCGATGGGGACCTTCACTTCCGCCCAGCTCGTCCGCTTCACCGCCTGAGAGGAGCCGCATGGCCGCCAGCAAGCTCCGCCTCGACCGCCCCGGCATCGTCGAGATGCTGCGCTCCGCGGGCGTCGCGGCGGCCATCGAAGGTGCGGCGGAGTCCGTCGCGCGCAACGTCAGCGAGAGCGCCCGGAACGGCGACCCGATCCCCGTCAAGGTCGGCACGTACGTGACCGATCGCGCCGCCGCCGGCGTGACCATGGCGCACCCCGCCGGCCTCGGCATCGAAGCCAAGCGCGGGAGCCTCTCGCGCGCGGCTTCAGCCGCCGGCCTCGAAGTGAACGGTGAGGGAGCCGAGCAGCTCCTCGACTACGTCACGAAGTCCGGCAAGAAGAGGAAGGCCACTCAGGCCCAGGTCGACAACTGGTCGCGAGGCCAGAAGTGACCGCCGTCCTCTTCGCCGACGCCCGCCTCGTCACCCGTGACACCCTGATCCGCCTCCTGGCAGGTCGGGCGGAGCCGGAGGCCGCCAGCGTCAAGGTCAGCACGAAGCCCGTCGACCCCGGGGGCCCCCGCCCCTACGTCCGCGTGCAGGCCGACGGCTCCAGCCGCACCTCGCAGCTCAACGGCCAGCAGGTCATCCGCGTGTCCATCTGGCACCGCGACGAGGGCCTGGGCTTCGCCCTCGCCCGCCTGTGCGAGGCCCTCCTGCTCGGCGCCCACGCACCCGGCGTGCGCAGCTTCGGCGACCGCACGGGCCCACTCCCCACCGAAGACCCCGACACCGGCGAGCCCCTGTCGTACTTCACCATCACCGCGCGGCTCTCGCCGACGCAACTCTGAAAGGAGCTCCGCCCATGGCCGGAGACGCCAAGAACACCGCCCAGTGGCAGGGAGCCGACGTCTACATCGCGGCTGTCGACACCGAGGGCCCCAACGACACCACGACCCCCTGGGCCGCCGGCTGGGAGGCCGCCGGCCTCCTCGACGGCGCCGAGGGCTTCACCGAGGGCCGCGACGAGGACACCTCCGAGTCGTACGCCTGGGGCGGCATCCTCTACCGCCGCACGAAGTCCAAGCACAAGCGAACGTTCAAGTTCGTCGCGCTCGAGGACAACAAGGCCACCTTCCGCCTCGTGAACCCCGGCAGCGAGCGCACGACCGTCGACGGCGTCCGCATCTCGCGCGTCGTCGTGCCCCGCAGCGACTCCTTCGCGATCGGCTTCGAGCTGCGCGACGGCGACAAGGTCAAGCGCCGCCTCGTCAAGCACGCCGAGGTCTCCGAGGTCGGCGAGATCAAGGAGGGCGAGGAGGACCCCACGGTCTATGAGATCACCGTCCTCATCTTCCCCGAGGCCGACGGCACCCTCTACACGACCGTCGAGGACGACCCCGCCGCGGCCTAGGCCCCAAGACCGACGAGGGAGCATCCGCGCGGGGTGCTCCCTCGTCTCCACCCCACCCGCGCACTCTTCCGACCCGCGCTAGGAGCCCCCATGACCGCACGCAAGACCAACCCGACCGCCGCCGAAGTCCTCGACGAGCGAGTCCCCTTCAGCTTCAGCGGGGTCGACTACCTCCTGCCTGCCACCTCCGCGTGGCCCTTCGAGGCCCTCGAGGCCTTCGAGGACGGGAAGATCGCAACCTTCCTCCGCCACGTCCTCGGCGACGAGCAGATGGCCGTCTTCCGGGCGACGAAGCCCACGGTCGCCGACTTCCAGGAGCTCGTCGTGGCGCTCCAGAAGGCACTCGGCATCTCGGGAAACTGACGACGCTCGTCGCGCTACTCCGTGACCACCGCGACGCCGTCGAAGCCGACCTACTCCGCTTCTACGGCGTCGACCTCGCGGACTACTACCGCGGCGAGCTCTCGCCCCGACGACTGTCGGTCCTGCTTCACCACCTCCCGCCCGACGCTGCGACCACCGCCGCACGTACGGGCGTGGCGCCCGAGTGGACGCTGCAGGCGCTCCTTCTGACGGACGTCTACGCCGCCCTCACCGGCGAGCAGCACCCCGCACGGCCGAAGCCGACAAGCGCCGCCAAGGCCTCTCGCTACGCCAACCTCCGAGAGCGCCTCGAGCGCCAACGCGCTCGGCACGCGACCTCCTCTTAGGCACCTGCGGCACCCCCACTCGAACGCACGCGCCAGCGCCGCTCGCGCTGACCTACGACGAAGGCCCCTTCCCGCTCTGGGAGGGGGCCTTCGTCGTGCCCTGACTGTGCGCCGAGGCGCCTGACCGCGCAGACGCGCAGATTGTGGGGTGGTCATATGAGCAATGTCGGTTTCGCGACATTGTCTTAGCGAAGGTCCATCATTCCTTCAGCTAAAGGCTTCGCCTCCGCCCTTGGCGGCGAGGTCAATCCCGCCATGAGCCGCGCCGGCCGAGAAGGCGGCGGCCTCTTCGGCAAGTCGCTCATGCCCAGCATCGGCGGCCTCGCTGCCGCCGCTGGGGGGCTATTCGCCGCTGTAGGGGTCGGCGGCTTCTTCAAGGACGCAGTCCAGGGCGCTGCGGACCTCGAGCAGTCGGTCGGCGCGATCGAGACGGTCTTCAAGACCGCCGCCCCCCAGATGCTCTCGTGGGCGGATGACGCCGCTGTCGCCGTCGGCCTCACGAAGAACGAGTACGCCGAGCTCGGCACGCTCATCGGTACCCAGTTGAAAAACGGGGGTACAGCCATGGACCAGCTAGCCCCGAAGACGAACGACTTGATCGGCCTCGGCGCCGACCTGTCTTCGATGTTCGGAGGGTCAGCGGCTGACGCTGTCGGCGCCCTCTCCTCCGCCCTCAAGGGCGAGCGCGACCCGATCGAGCGCTACGGCGTCAGCCTCAACCAGGCCGGCGTCGACGCCAAGGCCGCCGAGCTCGGCTTCGCGAAGGTGGGCGGCGCACTGTCCGCCGAGGCGAACCAGGCCGCGACGCTCGCGATCATCATGGACCAGACGGCCGACGCGCACGGCAACTTTGCCTCCGAGGCCGACACCCTCTCGCACAAGCAGCAGGTGCTAAATGCCCTCTGGCAGGACGGAAAGACGCGCATCGGCGCGGCCCTCGTCCCGGCCATCTCGGCACTGACCGGCGTCCTCATCTCGGGCCTCGGCCCCGCGCTGAGCTTCGCCGAGCGCGGCATCAAGACGGTCATCGACGTCGTCTCCGGCGCCTACAGCATCCTCGGCAAGGGCGAATTCAAGCCCTTCGCCGGCCTGCAGGAGGACTCGGCCGTTGTCGACGTCCTGTTCCGCATCCGGGAAGGCGTCCTGTCCGCTGTCGACGGGATCGGTGGCGCGATCGGCAAGATCGGGCCGTACGTCGCGCCGATCGCCGCCGTCATCGGTGGGCTCGGGCTGAACTTCCTGCCCCTGCTCAGCCTCGGCGGCCGCATCGCGACCGCCTTCGGCCCCATGCTCGCCACGATCGGGAAGCTCGCGCCGCTCCTCCGCGTCGCGGCCGGCCCCGTCGGCATCATCGTCGGCCTGCTCGGCGCGCTGATCGCCAGCTCGCCGGAGCTGCGGGGCCAGCTCCTGGGTCTGGCGTCGACGCTCGGCTCCTCGCTCGCCCCGATCTTCACGACGCTCGCCGGCGCCGTGTCCGACCTCCTGCCGGTCATCACCGGTGCACTCGGCACGCTGGGCCCGGTCTTCACCAACCTGCTCACGACCCTCGCCCCGGCGCTCAGCCAGGTCGTCGGCCTCATCAGCAGCGTCCTCGCCGCGGTGCTTCCGCTGGCGGCGGGTCTCCTCACGCAGCTCGTGCCCGTCTTCATGCAGCTCGTGTCGGCCATCCTGCCGCCGCTGGTCGCGATCATCGGGCAGGTGGTCGGCGCCGTCGCGCCGCTCGTCGTCCAGCTCGTAGGCGCGCTCGTGCCCGTGCTCCTCGACGTCGTCACGGCGATCATGCCGGTCGTCACCACGATCGCCGGGCTCCTCGTCCCTGTCATCCAAAACCTCATGCCCGTCGTCACGACCGTCTTCGGCGTCATCGCCAACGTCATCGGTGCGGTCATGCAGGTCGTCACCGGCGTCATCCAGATCGCGACCGGCCTGATCTCGGGCAACTGGTCGCAGGTCTGGACCGGCATCGGCAACGTCTTCGGCGGTATCTGGGACCTCATCAAGTCCCTCGTCACCGGCGCTGTCGCCATCGTCGTCGCGGTCATCGGCGCGGCACTCGCGAACATCGCGACGGTCTGGTCCGGCGCCTGGAATGGCATCAGCTCGTTCCTCGGCGGCATCTGGGCCGGCATCACTGGCGCCGTCTCGTCGGGCATCTCCGGCATCACGGGCTTCTTCTCGGCCCTGCCCGGCCAGATCCTCGGCTTCCTGGGCGGCCTGGTCGGCAGCCTCACGAGCGTCGGCCGGAACATGATCGAGGGCCTCCTCGACGGCGTCAGGGCCGTCGCTGGCCGCATCAAGGACGCAGTCCTCGGCCCGATCAAGGACAGCGTCGACGCGGTCAAGAACTTCCTCGGCATCCACTCGCCGTCGCGACTCTTCATCGGCATCGGCGAATACACCGGCCAGGGCATGGCGATCGGCCTGCAAAACACCGCCGGTCTCGTCGCCAAGGCGTCCGACGCGCTCATCCCCACGACCCCGCCGACGAGCTACGCCGCCCCCACGGTCCGCCCCGGCGGGCTCGGTGGCGCGATCGCCGACAGCGTCGCCAGCCGGCAGGCCGGGCCCCTCATCGGCGCGCTCACCCTGCAGTCCTCCGGCGACGTCCGAGAGGACCTCGACGAGGTCAACTTCTACGTGCGCCAGACGGCGCGAGGAGGGCTCTATGCCTAACGACTGGCGCCTGGTCTACCCGGGCACCGACCTCGCCTTTGGCAGCGTCACTTCCGGCCTCGTCTTCCCGGTCGCTCCTGCGATCGGCACGACGGAGACGGAGGCCGACGACACCCGGCGCCCGCGAGGCGACGGCACCGTCTTTGGCGTCGACTACCTCTCGGGCCAGACCATCGGCTTCGCCGTCGACGTCGTGGGCCCCGACGAGTCCGCGACGCGCGCTCGCCTCGCCACCCTCGCGAGGGCCTGGCGCGGTGATGCCGTCCGGTCCTCGCCGGGTGCCGTCGCCGAGCTCGTCGCGCACACCGGCCGGTCGACGTTCGGCCGACCCCGGCGCTTCGTCTCGAACGACGACGAGATCCACTCCGGCCTTGCCGCCGTCACGGCGGACTTCGTCACGGCCGACGACCTCTGGTACGGCCCCGAGCAGGCCGCCGAGGTCAGCCTCGTCCCGGCCGCAGGCGGCGGTCTCGTCGCCCCACTCGCGTCGCCGCTGTCCACGACGGCCACCTCCGACCGATCGGCCGTCTTTCAGGTCGACGGCGAGGTGCCGACGTGGCCCGTCCTCGAGGTCGCCGGCCCGCTGACCTCGCCCGTCATCGAGATCGTCGGCGTCCTCCGCATCGAGCTCGGCCTGGCCCTCGCCTACGACCAGACGCTCGTCATCGACACGCGCCCGTGGGCGCGCACCGTCCTCCGCGACGGCGCGAGCGTTTCCGGCCGCCGCACCCGCGCGTCCACGCGGCTCGACGCCGCGGCACTTCCCCCGGGCACCCACCAGCTCGTGCTCCGCGGCGCATCCGCCACGGGCACGGCCCGCGCCACCGCGCGCTGGCGCAACGCCTACACGACCCCCTGAAGGAGCACACATGTCCTGGGATTCCGTCCCCTGGTTCGTCGGCGGCGGCGCTGAGCACTCCCCCGAGGTGGCCCGCCTCCTCGCCTACGCGGCCACCAGCGGCGCCGAGGGCGTCGTCTCGCCCGGCGACCTCAAAGTGCTCCCGCTCGACGTCCCCGGCTCGTCCGTGCGCGTCAGCCTCGGCGCAGCCCTCATCCGCAGCCGCGCCGCCGGCGGCACCGCCCAGACCTACGTCGCGCGCAACCCGATCGAGGACGTCGTCCCCGTCGCCGCGACCGGCTCCGCCGGGGGCCGCTCCGACCTGATCGTCGCGCAGATCGAGGACCCCTTCATGGCCGGCGAGCCGTGGCAGGACCCCGCGGACCCGAAGGTCGGCCCGTACATCTTCACGCGGGTCATCTCGAACGTCCCCGCCGGGACCACGACCCTGCAGGGCCTCAGCGGCTACAGTGGTCGTTCGGCCGTCGTGCTCGCGCGCATCGACCTCCCCGCCTCGACCGGCACGGTCACCGCGGGCATGATCGTCGACCTCCGCAAGGTCGCCCTGCCGCGCTCGTCCCGGGCCCTCAGCCTGCAGGCTGGCACCGTCGCCCAGCTCAACGCGACGACCGAGGTGTCCTTCCCGCAGAACCGCCTTGACGTCGCGATCCCCGAGTGGGCCACCCGCCTGACCGGCGTCGTCACGGCCAACGGCATCCTGCAGTTCGGCGCCGACGAGGCCATGGCGACCCGCGTCCGACTCGGGGCTTCCCTCTACTCGGCGGCCACCATCACCGACCAGGACGCCAACGCCGGTGACGCCCAGACACGCCTCACCCTCTTCGGCTTCACCTTCGACGTGCCGCCCGAGATGCGCGGCACGACGCAGCGGCTCACCTTCTGGTCCCGCCGCCTCTACGCCAGCTCGACGGGCCGCTTCGCGAGCAACCTGTCCACGCAGGTCGCCTTCGACGTCTTCTTCGAGGAGTCCACCACTTGAGCCGCTGGCGCTACATCGCCCAGCGCGCCCTCACCGGCGAGATCCTCGAGTGGGAGCTCCCCCTCGACCGCGACGACCTGACCTGGGACCTCTCCGGCCCCGGGTCTCTTCGCGGCTCGGTCGCCCCAGACATCGGCACGCTACGTGCGCATGACGGCCACCTGCTCCTCGAGGAGTGGGGCACGTACCTCTACGCCGAAGCCGACGGCGAGATCCGCTGGGGCGGCATCGTCCAGGCGTCCGGCTTCTCCGGCAAGTCGTGGACCATTGAGGCGGCGGGCTTCTCGTCGTACCCGACAGGCATCCCCTTCGGCGGCACCCTGACCGGCGTCGACGTCGACCCCGCCGACATCGTTCGGCAGCTCTGGGCCCACGTGCAGAGCTTCGCCGACGCCAAGCTCGGCGTCACCGTGGTCGGCACCACGACCACCCGAGTCGGCACCGACTCGGACCGGCAGCTCGCGCTCGCCACCGCCGAGGAGGCGGACGCCAAGCGGCAGCGTGAGGCCGCCGTCGCCGACCTCACGCAGGCACGCACCGCCCTCACCTCGCGTCGCGGCGAGCTGACTGAGGCCACGAAGGCCCGCACGTCGGCGACCCGCCTTGTCACGCAGCGCCGCCAGGAACTCGCGGCCGCGACGAAGACCGGCAACGCTTCAGCCATTGCAGCCGCCCAGGCCGCGCTCGGTGCAGCCGAGAGCGCCCTCGCGGCGGCGGACGGCAAGGTCGTCGAGCGCCAGGCCGCCGTCTCGGCCGCCACGGGCGCAGCCGCCGACCAAGAGTCGGTCGCCGCCGCCACGCGCACCGGCGTCACGGCCGCAACGGAGAAGCGCAAGACGGCCGCCTCGGCGGTCAAGGACGACGGCGGCGCCTACAAGCTCCAATGGTGGGACGCCCCCGACGTCGGCCGCGAGATCGACGCTCTCGCGAAGGAGACGCCCTTCGACTACGCCGAGCGGCACTTCTGGGACGGCGACACCATCCGTCACGAGGTGCGCATCGGGCACCCCCGACTCGGCCGTCGTCGCACCGACCTGTCCTTCGTCCAGGGCGACAACATCACCAGCGTCGTCAGCCCGAGCCGGGACGGCGCGGGGTACGCCAACGAAGTCTTAGGCGTCGGCGCGGGCGAGGGCGCGGGCGCCCTGCGGCGCACCGCAGCAGTCCGCGACGGGCGCCTGCGCCGTGTCGCCGTCGTCTCCGCCAAGGACGTCACCTCGACGTCCCGACTCGACGCGCAGCTCCGCGACACCCTCGGCCGCAGCGACCTCGGCCTCGTCATCGACCGAGTCGACGTCCGCGACCACCCCAACGCCGCCATCGGCTCCTGGTCCGTCGGCGACGACGTACTCATCGAGGCCACGCTCCCCTGGCTTGGCGAGGTCGCCCTCTGGCACCGCATCACGAGCTGGACCCTCACCTCGGACTACACCGCGACCCTGCACCTCGCGCGGTCCGACTCATTCACCTACGGAGGCTGATTTTGCCAACCCCCGCGCAGGTCGTCGCCCGCCGCGACGCCGACTACACGAAGCGGCTCGGCGCCCTCGAGCGAGCCGCTCAGCTCGGCCGGTCCACCGTCGAGACCGTGGACGGCGAGACCATCGCGGTCCCCGCCGCGCTCGCCACCGCCATCGACGTCGAGGCAGCCATCCCGGGCCTCGAGTCCCAGCTCGCCGAGACGGCCACCGCCGTCGAGGCAGCGACCGACGCCGCGGACGCGGCGCTCGAGGCCGGCCTCGCTGCCGGGGAAGCGGGCATCGCCGCAGCCGAGGAGGCCCTCGCCGCGGCCGACGACGCGGTGGCCCAGGCCGAGGCCGCCGTCGCAGCCGCCGACGAAGCGCAGACCAGCGCGGCGGGCAAGAACAGGACCTTCCGCTCCTCCAGCCCGCCCTCGAGCGCCGTCGACGGCACCGCCGACGGCGACCTCTGGTTCCAGGTCAACACCGCGGGCGCCACGATCGGCCTCTGGGCCTGGACGGGCGCGCAGCCGTGGCAGCCCCGCACCTTCGACTCGCAGGTCATCGGCAACCTCGACGCCGGCAAGATCACGGCCGGCACCATCGCCGTCGAGCGCATCGCCGCGGCCTCCCTCACCGCCCGCGAGCTCGCCGCCGACGCAGTCACGGCCCGCGTGCTGGCTGCCGACGCCGTCCTCGCACGTAACATCAAGGCCGCTGAGATCACGGCCGGGAAGCTGGCGGCCGACTCCGTCGTATCGGCGAACATCGTCGCCGGGTCGATCACGAGCTCGAAGATCGCAGCAGACGCGGTCACCGCCCGCGAGATCAAGGCGGGGTCGATCACCGCCGCCTCGCTCGCGGCCGACGCGATCGACGGCAAGGTCATCACGGGCACGACGGTTCGGTCTGCCGCCTCCGGCCAGCGCCTCGAGCTGCTGAGCAACCGCCTCGACGTCTACGCCGCCGACGACACGTACGTCGGGCGCATCGTCGGGTCGGGCGTGTCCGGCCAGGGCCGCATCGCGATCGTCGGCGAGGGCGGGTACGCCTACGTCGGGAAGAACCAGGCCGGCGGGAGTATCGGCTTCGTCGACTTCTTCACGCCTCGGGCGCAGATTCAGAAGCTCTACGTCACCGACATTCAGTCGAGCGAATACGGCGGCAGCCTCGTCGTGAGGCAGGTGCAGGATGACGGCACCCGTGACCTGCTGTACCCGAATCCCAAGCAGGCCGAGACGGTCTACCGCATCGACAAGCAGTGGACCGAGCAGTTCGTCGGCTACCTCGGCGGCGACTGGCTACCGATTCACGGACGCATGCCCTCAGTGCGCGGCGGGGCGCAGGCCGGCCAGTCCGTTCCGAATGGGACGTACGTCGCCGCAGCCTTCTCGCAGTCAACCGAGTTCGGCGGCTTCACGAAGCGAGCGACCGGCGTCGGGCATGAATGGGTCGTGCCCTTCGCAGGCTCGTACGTAATCGGCATTGCCG